AGATGCGGCGTCTTCGGCGCTTCCGGCACGCCTTCGGCAATGCCGTCGATGGATCCTGAGACATGCGCGCCAAAGTCTACCCGGCTTTGCTCGCCGCTGACCTGCGCGCCAGCGAGGCGCAGATCAGCGATGACCGTTTCCTCTTCGCGCTGGCCGCGCCGGAACAGGCGCAGCATGCGGCCTTCGTGGTGCTCTCTCACGGCCCACCGAAACGACAGCCATAGCCAGCGGTCGCACGGGTGTCCGAGCATCGATGCCCCAAGGTGCGGGCGGGGAGGTCCCGCCGCCGCAGCATGGGCATTGTCGATCAGGTGGACAAGATCATGCCGTGACGGCGGGAGCGGGCTCATTTCTTTGCCCACGGTGGCGCGGCGCGCTGGCCGATGCTAGACGCAGTCGCTACCGGTGGAACAGGCGGCCCTTTGATCGCATCGCTGGACACCTTCCAGGCCTTGACTTCGTTTCGGTCAGGGTATCGATCATCGCCCTTCTGAACGTCAATCTTAATCTGGCAGATACCGCCAATCAGTTCGTCCGTGTCGTGCAATTTCGGCAAACCAATCGCGCGCATAAGCTCGCTAAGTTGCTCCCGACCGATCTTTTCGGCCTGGGCATTCGGGTTGGACATGTTAAAGTTCGAGAACGCCACCCGGCCCTGCTGCGTCGGGCCGATAATATCGTGCCGCACCGCGAGCCTTTGTCCGGTTCCGGCCTTTGTTTCTTTGAGCGTGGCTTCGGTCACCTTCGCGACGTACCAGCCGGGCGGGATCAGATCATAGCTGCGCTCGCTCTTGTATTCGTCGGCGTTGAATGGTGTGTCTAGGCGCATGGGTCAGTCCTCCTTCGTAATTGAATAGCTCGCCCGTCCGGGCGCGATGGTAATCGCGTCCAGCAGCGGGCGCGTGATGGCTTCGTCTGAAGCCTTCCAGAGCCGCATTTCGACTTCCGGCTTCCAGCGAAACAAGCGCGGCAGGTGATGCGTCAGCCCTGCGGCTTCGGCCACTTCCTGCAGTTTCTCGCTGTCAATCCTCCAGTTATCGCGCGCAGTCACCCGCACCTTGTATCCGGGGTAGTCTGACGGATTGGCAGTCATCTCGTCTTCGATCTGCCTGCGTCGCTCTATCGCGGCAGTCTCTGCCGCTTTGGCTTCCATCCATTCAGCTGCGAGGTTTTTGCTCATTGTGCGCTCCCTTGGATCTTCTCAATGACAGCGCCCAAGTGCGGCGCTTCCCATTGGTCGAGGCGGCCAGAGCGGTCCTTCGCCAGCCAAAGCCCATCGCCGTCGCACATCAGCGCACGCTGGGCGATGCCGTCTGCATCGCGTTCGATGCGGAGCGCCAAAACCTCATCAAAGAAGTAAGGCAGGGCCTGACCGGTTTTGTTTCCCGGCATGCTGGGCGAGTAGAGCAGGCGGCCCATCTCGTCGGTCTGCTTTTCGAGCTTGGCCGACATGTAGACGTGCTTGCCGGGCAGATCGCGAAACGCGCGGATGATATCCGTCATTTGTTCCTGCATCGCGCCGTAGGCCTGGCGCGGATCCTTCGTCGCCTTCTTCTCCGCGTTAAGGACAACCTCAGCGATCTCGCTGATGCTGTCGAGCGCGACCGACTGAAAGCCGCGCGCCTCCTCCGAGCCCATCCATTCAAGCGCATCGCGCAGATCGGCCATCGACGTGATTTCGATGTAAGGCAGATCGGCGCTCGCGATCGACAGCAAGCCCGCTTCCGCTGAGAGGGTAATTGGATTTGGCAAAGTAGGGATGAGGGATGTTTTCCCCGCTCCTGCTTGGCCATAAACCAACAGCTTGACGCCATCGCGCGCAAGCGTGCTGGTTCGTCTTAGATTGATTGCCATTGTGTTTCTTTCGCTTCGCCCAGTCGGCCTATTCCGGTCGGGCGAGGTTGATTTGCCACGCGTGAGCGGATATGTCAACACGGATGATCGCAGAAAGGTGCACCATGTATACACTTGAGGAGATTAGAGAGCGGCTGCGAGACCGGAACTTGCGTGTAGTGGCCGAGCGCACGGGGCTTGGGTACGCTACCGTGCTGCGCGTCATGCGCGGGCGGCTGGCAAGTTACGAGACGGTCGAGCGTCTGAGCGCTTATCTGAGGAGGGCCAATGGCTGACGTTACACACATCTTCGGCGGCGCATTTAGGCCGCCGGTTGCGCGCCCGGTCATGGATCAGATCCGTGACGCGATGGCTGCGGCAGGCATTAGCCCGCCGGCCATGATCCAGATGGACGGCAAGCTGCATCGCTTTCAGACCGCCTCAAAGGGCAAGCCCGGCTACGACAAGCCAGGCTGGTATGTGTTCCACGCCGATGGCGTTCCGGCGGGAATGTTTGGCGACTGGCGATCTGGCGTGACCCAGCTCTGGCGCGCCGACGTGGGACGGCCCCTGACCGTCGAAGAGGAACTCGCCGTCACTCGCCGGCAGGCGGAAGCCCGCGCCGCTCGCGACGCGCTCGCCAATCAGGTGGCCGATACGGTCGAGGCGATCTGGATGCAGGCAGGCGCGGCAAGCGATGATCATCCCTATTTAGCCCGCAAGGGCGTCGGGGCTCACGGGTTACGCATTACCGGCGACGGGCGGCTTATTGCGCCGCTCTACAGCCCGGACGGCAAGCTATCGTCACTCCAGTATATAGATGCAGACGGCGGAAAGCTCTACCACGCAAGCGGGGTGACGCGCGGGTGCATGTGGTCGGTTGGCGTTTTCGACAGCGCAGACGTGATTTACATTGCTGAGGGCTTTGCTACTGCGGCGACGATCCACGAGGTGACCAAGCGTCCCTGCATCGTCAGCTATAGCGCCAGCAATCTCGTACCTGTCACTGAGGCGATCCGCGCAGGCTACCCCGCCGCACGGCTGGTGATCGTGGCGGATAACGACGCCAGCGGCGTCGGGCAGCGATATGCCGAGCAGGCGGCAGCGCGCTATGGCGCGAGCGTGATCGTGATCCCGGTCCCGGGCGACGCCAACGACTACCGGGCCGCCGGGATGGACCTTGACGCGCTGCTCAATCCGCCCATCGACGGCTGGCTGATCCCGGCAGACGACTTCGCCGCCCAGCCCGCTCCGATCGAATGGCTGGTCAAGGGCTGGCTGCAAGCGCACGCGCTTATGATGGTCCACGGGCCGAGTGGCGGGGGCAAGACGTTCGCCGTCCTTGACTGGGCGCTGCACCTAGCCGCCGGGCGCGAGGAATGGAACGGCGTCAAGGTGCGACCGGGGCCGGTTGTGTACCTGGCTGGCGAGGGCCATCACGGATTGCGAGGACGCGTCGCGGCCTGGAAGCAGCATCACAAGGCCGACCGGCTGCAGATGTGGCTCAGCCGCGAAGGGTGCGATCTCAATACGTCCGAGGGACGCCATCGCGTGATTGAGCACATCCGCGCCCTGCCGGTGACGCCGCGTCTGGTGATCGTTGACACCCTGCACCGCTTTCTTGCCGGAGACGAGAACAAGGCGACCGATACTAAGTCGATGCTCGACGCCTGCGCGGCGGTTATGCGCGAGTTCGGATGCAGTGTTCTGCTGGTCCATCACACGGGCGTGAGCGATGAGGCGCAGCACCGCGCCAGAGGGTCAAGCGCGTGGCGCGGGGCGCTGGACATCGAAATCAGCATCGTCCCCGGCAAGGCCGGTGCGCTGGAGATCGTGCAGCGCAAGAGCAAAGACGCGGAGCTGCTGCAGCCCTTGGCGGCGTGCCTGACAGGCGTCGAGATCGCCGGATGGGTGGATGAGGACGGCGCACCAGTGCGTAGTGCGGTCCTGGAAGTGACCGGTGCGGCTGAGACTGAGAAGCCTGGCGGGAAGATCGCGGAATACCAGAAGGCGTTCCAGAAGGCCTACGAGCACGGCGGACGCCAGCGCCTGGACGGTGCGCCATACGTCACCAGGGAGCAGCTGCGCCAGACGCTGACGGGGTTCGGTTGGCCGGCCGGAACCGTGCGGAACAACCTCAACGTCAACCAAGGCAAGTTAATCGGATCCCTCGTCCTCGCGGAGTTCATCGCACCCGCAGGGGACGGCTGGGTCATCATCGAACCGGGCTGGGTGGCAGTCATCAATGTTACGGAATAACGCGCACCAAGCGCACCAGAGCGCACCAGTGCACTGGTGCGTTTGGGGGGCAAAGGCTCCCAGAAAGCGCACTCACCGCACCCGCACCCTATAGGGGTGCGGTGCGCTAGTGCGGTCTGGGTGCGGGCAATCTTAACGCATGAAGGATAGGAAACGATGCTGGCAAGGACCGATGAGAGTGATGTGATGAGGCTCCGGCTCCAGATCGCTGATCTGGAGCGCGCCCTCGACGAGGCCTATGCCCGCATTGCCGAGCTTGAGCTTACCCGCCCGGCTCACGGCATCGACCTGCGGCAAGCAATCTGCCCAGGCCTCACCCGGACGCAAGCCTGCGTGCTGGCGATCCTGTGCGACGGGCGCGCGCACACGTGGTGGGCAATCCAAGAGGCGCTGGAGCTGCTGGTGTGCAGCCGGGCGGCAGGCGGCGATCAGCTGATACGCACCGTGATGAGCGCCGTGCGCCGCTATCTGCGCGAGCGGGGTCTGCAAGACGCCATCGAGACCACGCCGCGGCTTGGCTACCGGATCAGATCCGACAGGCTGGAGGCCGTTAAGGGTCTTTTCATACATTCTTGACATGGTCCGAGACGCAGCGCATGGTGCGCGGATATCAAACCCGGTGGAGCAAGAACCGACATGTGGAACCAAACCAAACCCCCAAGCGTTCGAGAACTGGCATCGCGCATCGACGCGGCGCGTCACGACGCAGCCGTGCTGCGCGCGGAGCAACGCGAACTGCAGGCCGCGCTGGAGGCCGAGCAGGGCCAGCGCCTGGCCGCGCTCAATGAGAGCGCGCGGCGCGTTGACTCGCTGGTGCAGTCGCTGAACCAGCTGCACGATCGTGTAGAAGAGGCGCTTAGCGAGCATGCGCGTCGGGTAGACGTGCTGGACGTGTCGATAAGCCAGCTGCACGATCGTGTAGAGGAGGCGCTGGAGCGCTGCGAGAACCTCATGCTCGCAAGCAACTGTACGACGTGCAGCATCGACGGCATCCTAGCCCGCCTAGCCGCCCTCGAAGGGGCCGACGAAATCCCCGCCGCGCCCGTCACCGAAGTTGACGACGTGGCCTCCTCCTTGCCCGACATCGGCGACGGCGGGGATACCCATGAGCCCGAGCCGGTCGGCGACTTGCTCTCGCCGCCAGCAGAGGACGCCACGATGGCGGACGCGCCCGTGGCTGTCT